GGACGCGGGTGGGGTGTAGGTATGCTTCGGAGGGGGCGAGGAGTTCGCCGATGCGTCCGGTGCGGAGTTGTTCGTCAAAGTCTACGGCGTCGGCCCAGTCTTCTGGGTTGTCTCTGATGGCTCGCCATTCGGAGTTGTTGTGGTAGGGGCAGCCGATGCATGAGGAGCGTGGCGGGGGCGGGTAGCCGTGGCTGTTGTTCCAGTCGATGCATTCTCCGCGTCTGATGCGTCGGTCGATCAGCGGGTAGTCATGTTTGATCCATGAGAAGGCGGGATCTTTGACTCGTTGTGTTTCGTCCCAGCTGATGCCGATGACGGTGGTGATGCGGTGTTCTTTGCATCGTTCACCGGGTTTGAGTCCGGCGAGTTCTCGTTGTTTGGCCATGAGGGGTTTGATTTTGTATTCGGCGGTGCATTGCCGTCGTCCGATTGCTTGTCCTTTGTGGTTTCGGATGTGGACGGGCATGGAGGCGAATCGTTTGTTTGGGTCTAGCGCGTCTTCGCGGATGTTGCCGTTGGAGACGATGTGGAGGGGGATGTCAGCGTCGGCGCATTCTTGTTTGAGGAGTTCTAGGTGTTTGTAGACGGCTTGGGGTTCCCAGCCGGTGTCGGAGAAGATGGCGTGATTGACCGGTGGGAGTTCTCCGTGGATGATCATTCGGAGGAGGGTGGTGGATTGAACGCCGGCTCCGAGGGAAAGGATGCGGAGCGGGTAGGTGGGTGTTTCGGTGGTCACAATTTTTTCCTTTCAGCGTTCCGTTCTGGTTTAATTTATCTGCGTCCGGTGAGTGTCAGAGCGATGAAGATGGCGGTGAGTGCGCCGAACACTGCGAGTTCGTTCATGCGTGCCGTGTCCTTATGATACTGAAACCGGATGTGACGGGAAGGACGGATCTTTCGTACCAGTTCGGAAAGATCAGTGTTCGACCTTTGATGCCTTGATATGTGATTCCGAATTCGGGGAAGTGAAGTCCGCCAGCAGGGTCGGTTGCCGTGGTGATCGGTGTCACGCTCACCCAGCCTTTGCCTCCGCTCGGAACGTTCACTTCTTCTCCGTATTGGCCGTCCCAGTGTTGAATGTGGGTGGATCGGATCCGAATGTTGGTTTCGTAAATGTCTTCAACAAGTAGAGCGATTTGCCGTGCGTGTCTGTTGATCAGGTTGGCGAGGGAGTGATCAACGAGATCTCTGACGTTGACCATGCGGCCGTATTCAACGTTGCGTTTCTGGTTACGTTTCCACGTCGGATCGTTAACGATGCCACGGTTGAATTGTTCTGCTTGTGCTTCACTCATTGTTTGAACGGACCACATGCTTGGTCCAACATTTACACGCATCATGATGGCGATACTAATCTATAAATGTTTTTGCTAGGTGTTTGGCAACCCATTTGGCGACGGGTGCGGCTACTCCGTTTCCACACATTTTGTAGCGGGTGGAGTCTGCGTTTTGTTTGCCGTCGGCACGGTTCAACGTGTGGTTGTCTGGCCATCCTTGCAGTCGTTCACATTCCAACGGAGTGAGTCGTCTCACTGCAAGTTCGGGGGTCATGACGGTGGGTGACTGGTTGGTGCCGGACGCTCCTGCACGGATGGGCGGGGTTCCGTTTTCGGTGATTCCGATTCCGTACGCTTTGTCGCTGTTCCCCGCGGAGAATCCGAGGGGTTGTACGGCGAGGTGTTCTCCTCTGGATGATGGGATTCCTCCGTCGCCTCCGGATCGGAGTGTTGCCGCAACTCCAGGGTTGAGCTCGTCGTCAGTGGGTACGGCATCGTGGACGATGACGTGAGCTGACTTTGACTCACCTGCACGCAACGTATTTTTCACATCTGCTGATGCCCAGTTCTCTTCCAACATGGACTTCGGTTCAAACATGACAGTGTTGGTGGTGTGACCGACTTCCTGCGTTTCGTCGTCGGTGGGCATCGGCTGGGCGACCATGCTGACGTTGTTGCCACCGGTTCCCATTCGTGATGTGAGGGTGTTCATCACGTCGTTTTGGATGCGGGCACCGTCGTGGTAATGCGGATGGAACACGATGGCGGTGGTGGTGCGAATGTCGCCTTGATCAAACGAGTTCAGTGTCGGGTTGGGCGCATCATCAATCCACGTTTCGGGTGTGTCATCTGATCTCACTCGAGCGGATTTCACGAACGGTACGGCGACAGCATGTCCGGCTCCTCCGGTGCGGAGCGTCGGGAAATGATCTTCTGGCGGCTGAATGTCTAAGCCTTGTGTGTGGCTGAAAGCGATCGGTTTCGGCTCGTCGGCTTCTTGTATGACGACGTGTTGTTCGGGCCGTTTGTGATCGGTGGCGGACAGGGTGCCGAAGCCTTCGCTGTAGTCCCCGTATCCGCTTTTGGTGAATGGCAGTCCTTCCCCGTCGGTGGGGATGAATGTCATTCGGTCGGTGTCAGGGGACCAGCCACGGCTTCCAGAGCCGCCTCCAAGAGTTCCGGCAACTTCTTGCCTCTCCTTGAGGATCTCCTTAGGATTCCGGCTGCCGCTTTTTGCGACAGGAAATATTTGGGTTGGACATCTTCCGGCTGTTGCAGGATCGAAGCAAGATGCGACGAAGACTCGTCGCCGTCGTTGGGGAACTCCGAACCATTGTGCGTCCAGCAAGGCCCATTCAATGACCAGCGACCCTGCTTCGGCCAACGCTTCAACGACTCTCGCCATTGCAAGTCCTCGATCGGCGTTGAGGAGTCCGGCGACGTTTTCGGCCACAGCCCAAGTTGGATATTTTCCATCTGTTGCTTCTCTCATTTCTGTGATGATGCGGACGGCTTCAAAGAAAAGGTGGGAACGTTCGCCGTCTAGCCCAGCGCGTTTCCCGGCGACCGACAGGTCTTGGCATGGGAATCCGTAGGTGATGACATCTACGGGTGGGAGGTCGGCTCCGTTGACTTCGGATACGTCGCTCCAACGTGGCACGTCGGGCCACAGGTAGCCGAGCGTTTGCTGACAGTTTTTGTCCCACTCAACTTGGAATTTACATTCGTAACCAGCGGCTTCAAAACCGAGGTCAAATCCTCCGACCCCTGCGAATAGTGATCCGAATGTCAATGTCATTTCTGCAGCCTATCAGCTTGAGCCTTTTTGCGCGCACGATAGTTTTGGCGATCAATTTTGTGTGCTTCACGGCACGGACCGCACGTCGGCACTTTGAACCGGTAGTGCTGCTGGTACCCCTTGTCGGTACCGTGATCAATCATTTCGTCGTAATCCTGCGGTTCTAAGGGGAGCAGCGGTCCGTCCCATTCGCACAGCGGATCGTCGTCTCGTAGTTGCTGTTTCCCACCCATGGGGAAGATTTTACTGTCGGGTGCTGGCACCCGTCAAGGCGTTTTTACTCTTTGCCGTCGTTTACTGAGTTGTCAAACTTGGCGGCGGAGTGATCTAGACGGTGGGAGCACCATGTGGTGATTTGCTCTTGCTCTTGTTGGGTGAGCATTCGACCGAGGAATGCGCTTGCGATGTCAAGATGGTCAACCAGTCCAGGGTGCGCTGTGTGCTTTGAGTCTGGGTGGAAGTCAAAACCGTGCTCCCAGAACAGTTCCTGATCTCGATCTAGCGGCTCACGTGGAGAATCTGTTGAGGGTTTGGCGAGAGGCTTCCATCCCATTCTTTTAAACTGGCCTTGCACTACTTGACTGAAAGGATGAATTTGAAGTTCAATTCTTTCTGCTTCACAGTAGAAAGCGAGCATTTCTAATGCCCTCAAGTTTTCACCGACACAAAGGTCGGGGGACAACATCACTTCCATGCCGCGGGAGTCAGTGAATGTGTGTGGACGACCATACGGTCCGACATAAGTTCTCGTTTCTTTTTCCCAAAAAATGATTTCGTCCGAAGTTGGTGCGCCGAGCCGTTGAGGAGTTTTCTGCAACCAGTAGCGCATATGGTCACCGAGCGCAATATAAACAGCTTTTGGTTTACCATAGTGTGACAAATGATGGAAGAATCGAAACACCATTTGCGCAATGGTTGCCCCAGGTTTTCCTAGGTTGTTGACCGTTGCACCCGTAACTGATTGAACGATGGCTGGCCAAGTGTATTCAAGCGGTAGACCCATTCCGGCTGTGATGGAGCAACCCAACGTAACAATGTCAGCATTGTGTTCAAATTCGTACCAGTGTCGTCCGTCGGTGTTAACCATGTAATAGCAGTTTGGAAGTTCACCGGTCTCATCGCTGGTTATTCCAAGATGCCATTCCGGACCACGAGAAAACGTGATATTCCACAAGTCGTCCACTTCAAGGCCGTGAACGAAATCGTGGAATGCGATTGGTCGCTCAGGATATGAGTAGAGGTGCTCTCCAGCCGGCACACGCAAATCGCTGATGTCCCAGTTGGTGTCCCAACCCCTTGGGGTTGGCGTTCTCCGTCCAATCATAAACAGCCACCTTAGTCTCTCCAGATGTGCGTGACAGCAACGATTCGATCACGATCATCACGACCTTTGGAAACTCCGTGCCCTGTCCCTTTGTTTAGCATTACAATAGATCCAGCTTTAGGTTGTAACGCAACTTTCTTTTGAAAACGGCCAGTGTCTACGATCAGTTTTCCGCCTTTGTATCCGTCGTTGATGTAGACGATCGCTGTCGTGAAGTCATCGGGGTCGTTGACTTCTGGTGGGGCGGTCGGTGCGTCTACATGCGGATGCATGAACACGGTTTTCCCAGAGGACTTGCGGTGCGCAAACTTTTTGTCTTGGTGTCGAAACCGGTAGTGGTGACATTGGTAAAACTCGTCGGCGAAGTTGACGAGATCAAAAAACTCGGTATGCAGCGAGGCGAATAAATATTGAGAACCGTCTACTTCATGTTTCAGATACAAAGCGTTCTGACCGACATCCACCCAGTCCTGTTTTGCCAGAAAGCGAAGGTGTTCAGTCGGGTCAAACACGTTCTCAAATAGCAGAATGCCGTGTTTGGTCAGGGGTGCGACTGGCTTCACATGGGAAGTTTAGGCCAGTGCGGAAAGGTGTGGGCGGAGGATGGCGTACGCCTCACACACCATTTTTCTTACGGTCGTGTACGAGTAGCCGACAATGTCGGCGATCTCCTGCATTGCCACGTCGTCCACGAACCGGAGACGCATGATCTCACGATATTTCTCGGGAAGGAGCTCTAACGCCTCGTCAATATTGAAGTTTGGTAGTTCGCTGTCCGAACAGAATGCTGGTGTTGCTACCCGACCCACATACTTTTGCTCAACACTTTTGCGTCGATACGAGTTAATAAGCATGCGCTTCAGAATGGTGTACGACACCGTTTGGAATTCGTTGTACGGCAAACGATCATAACCGGCACGCAACGACTTCTCTAGTGCGTCACCAGCAAGACCCTCAGGGTCAGCATGGCCACGTTTCCGCAGGAATGCGATGAACTGTTTGTGGAGGTCTATGTATTGATCAGCAGTAATCATGTCAACGATGATACATGCTGTTGACATGAAGCGCAACTGTTATTCCCTAAAAAACTCGCCGGTGGTGAGCGCCGACGGCGGGCTGGACTTCAACCACACGTTGACCACCATCACCTGCCGCAACCCAGTCACCGTTTTCGTTGTCTCGTGAAGCCGATGGCCGGCATCAAACACGATGAGCCGATTGGGTCGATACAAGATTCTTTCCCGCTCTTCCGGAGGGGAGATCAACGGATCCAACTGATCTCGCTCCAAAGCATCTTGTCCTTCGGGGATAACCGTGTTGTGAAGCTCCAAGAATCCTCCGGTGGCTTCAGTTGAGCCGTACCAGACACATCCGATCGCCGGACCTCGATACATCCGTTCCTTGGCGTACAAGAACGTGTCCTCGTCGCAGTGGAGCGCCAAGTATTGGCCGGGCGAGAACGTGCGGGTCCAGTATTCAAAACCGGCGACGTCTTCAATCGGATACGGCAACACCCCTGGCCGCGACCAGATTTCTTGGATCACCTGTTTGCGGAGAGTGTCAGCCTCGGAGTGAAGCCAGCCTTCCCAAAACATGTAGGGGGCGTAGCAGTCGCATTCAACATCGTGGTAACTGTTCAGGTACTCGCCGATGTTGTCGTGAAGCGACATCTCTTCGGGGAAGAACGTGTTGTCGTTTTTGACGGCTTCAAACAGGTCTGAACTGACGAAGTCGTCTTGAACTCTGAGTGTCATGACTGCTGGTTGCCGTCAAGTTCCTGTAGTGCGTCGGCGTATGAGGCTCGGTACATTTCCAAAACTTGTTTTGCTGGTGCCTGCCGTGCAAAACATGCGGCAAGGTAGCCGCGCGCACCGGGTTGTGAGCGCAGAACGTCTTGGATGGCTTCCGTGCGCATGTACTGATCCACCCACATTGGATGTTCGTACGGCTCCATGTCACGTTCAATCATGTTGCGTCACCAAACTCTTTCTCCATTTGACCTTCAACCCACCTGAAATTGTCCTCCGGTCTCCCAAACACAGGGTAGTCAATTCGATCGCCAACTTCCTTGGCCCGTTGCAACGTCGTATTCCACTGTTTGGAGTCTCTGAATTCTTCAGCAGTGTATTGAGTGTTTTGAACAATGAAGGCTGAACGATTATGTACAACAATTCGGTTGTCGCCACTACCTTTGCCGTAGGCCGATATTCCGTCGTACCCCATGAGAAGGGACGCAACGCTGTAGCCGTTTTTGAATTCACCGGATTTGTCATCCGAGTCAAGAATCATAAGATCAAGAATTTCGGCAAACTCTGCTGTGTTCGGATCTGAAGCAAGGTCTTTCCGCAGTTGCAGTAATTTGTTCTCGGATGTTGATTGAAAACCTTCTCGGATCTCAAGTCGATACTCTTCAATCATTTTTGAGAGACCGCTTTGGCCAATCAACTTGGCATCTGGGGAAACTGCTCCTCGCCAAACAGCACCAGTGCCCGCTTCTCTGCGTTCTGTTTCAGCGGCGTAAAGATCAGCTTCAAACAGTTGCGTGGATTTTTGTAGTTCTTCGTTCCACTGAGAAAAATTGAGTTCTGGGTTTGCACCTTCAACGGCGACATAAACCCCAGCGCCATCAACGCCTTCACCGATAGGAAAATCCTCGTTTTCAAGGTGCCGGCGGTTGATCTCCCTGTTGCCACCTCGAGTAATAGGCACCAAGCCTCTCGTAGCAATTAGCAAATCAAGTTCGTCTTGATTTACTCGGAGTGCGTCACCTTCAAATCCTCGTTCTTTAACCAAGGCATCAACCACTTGTCGACCAAAGTAAGAAGGGCCAGTCCGGAGTACGTTGTCATTCTCTGTAGAGTTTTCAATGTTTTCCCCCGTAGCCCTACGCCTATTGCGATCTCTAATCAAGTCCAATGCGCTGACGATTGCTGGATTTTCTTTGAGTTGTCGCAAAAGTTCTTGACGGTGCTCTGGCGCTGTAAGGTCTGCCGCTTTCACAACCGAGTTATTCGCCAAATTTTCCAAATCTTTTGGACTGCGGACTACACCCTCAACCGGCTCATGTTCCCGAGGTTTTGCCTTTGGCTCAACACCTTTAAGAGCCTGACCGACCGGAGCCTCCCGAGAACGATCCCTGTCCTCTCGCCCTCTATCAATGCTGCGTAAGCGTTCTTGATCGTTAATTTCCTGCTCAAACTCTTCTCGGCGGGCTTTTCGCTTGATGACATTTTCTTGACGCCGTTCGCGTTCTTTTACCGCCTCGCCAATCCGATCACCAAATGAATCGGGAAGAGCGTTGAACTTTTCTTCAAGTTCACGTTCAATATCTTTTGGATTAGGGGCCTTCCACTCTTCGGTTGGGCCATCGTCAAATCCGAACGGGTCACTGCTCCCACGACTCGGCGGAGGCCGCCGTGTCTTGCCGATAGTTACGGATGCAGATTGAAGCCCTCGGGCAGTCTCAAGATTGTCAATCAGTTTTTGTTTTTCTTCATCGGTAATATCGGACTGGTTGATGAAGTTGCGTATCTTGTCATCCGCACCAACAGGAAGACCTAGATACGTTTTGTCTCCGTAACCTTGAGTCATTCTTTCGGAAAGTGACTCGCCATCAATGTCTCGGTCACCAAAAGCGGCAACGATCTCGTCCAAGAAAACCTGATCAACACCATCCAACCCAGTGAGCGAATAACCAGTTTTTTGAAGTTCAGAAAAATCGTTCTCGCTCTCAAACTTCAAGCCAGGGAACGCCGCCTTGAACTTCTCAGAGTTCGCTTCCTTCTTTGGCGGATCAGGACGATTCGGCACTTTCGGCGGTTCACGCCGTTCACCAGCAACATTCGCCTGACGATCAGCCAGCGTCCCAACCCTTGCCCCCAAAGATGGCAAACGATCACCCAACGACTGTTGCCGTTGCCCCAAACTCGTGCCGAGCCGCGAATCCGGTTTCGCTCGAGCGTACGTCGGCGTGTAACTGACCGCAGATCCGTCACGGTTGACGACACGGAAATTTCCACGCTGGGTGGCAGTAATGCCGGCTTGGATCAGGTTCCCGAGTTCATCAACGATCTGGGTTGCGGCCGGACGCTCAAACGCAGTGCCCTCTTGGACAATGCCGTCGCTGTCAGCGTCAACGGCATCAGGATCGTACGCTTCAATGCGTAACTTAGGTGGGCGAGGGGCCATTCCCCTATTTTCTCACATCAACGAAAGCGATGCCCGCAGCCCATGCATCGCTCAGACCACGGGTACGCCTTACGGAGATGGGCTGGATGCTGACAGTCCAACATTTCATCAGCGGCTCGATTCACATGATTCCGAATGAACTCGGACATTGAAATGCCTTGTTTTTCCGCTGCGAGTTTCCATCGTTCATGGTCGCGTTCGCTTGCACGAAGTAGAACCTGCTTGTTGGCGTTTTCGCTGGCAGGCGTGTTCGTGTCCTGAGGGATCGTAGGTGTCAGTGTTTCAGCAACCTTGTCCATTGCGATGACAAGATTGTCTTCACCGTAGACTTCAGCGGTAGATGTCTGGTTCGTCTCCACCGGGGTGGATGAGTTCTGCGACGACTGGCTCTTCTTCCTGGTGGCCATCTGATGGTGCCCTCTCTAAGGCTTTGGGTTGATCTTGAGATAGTAGAGAATCCACAGTTTCTTGAGGCAGTACACCGGCGTTGCCCATCAGTTCCAAAAGTTGCCGGGCTTCCTGTTGCGGATCAAACGCATCAATAGCGGCGGCCTGATTGTCGGCCGCTCCAGCAAGAACAGCGCGTTGCGGCTCAACCTGCTCCACCTGAAGATTGACGTTGGTTTGTTCCATGCCGAGCAAACGGGATCGCCGATCCATGATGCCAAGCACCTGCTGGATCGCTTTCATATCCGGCTCAATGGTGACCTCTTGCCCATCTTCGGTCGTGATTTTGCGATGCTGGGTGAGTGGCCAGATGGCCTGCTGAAGAGCGTCAAGGCGTTCAAGTTCCATTCGAAGAACTTCGGGATAAGCCATGAGAGCTTCACGGTTCAGTTTTTCTAACTGTCGTTTGATCGCACCGTTTACTGCGGACGTGGAAATGTTGAAGCGGCGAGCGATCTCGGACTGTGCGACACCGGCTTGACGCATCTTGAAGATACGCACGTCGCGTTCAGCCAAGAATTCTTTTGAGAGTTTTGATCCGGCCATCAGTCTGCCTTCATGAATTCCAACACTTCAAACGGGAATGTCCGTCCACGTTGCATCTTGATTGGGAAGCGGCGACGGTCGCGCGCCCCACGGAAATGGTTGACGTCGTACACATATGCTTCGCTTGCCGTTGGGTCTGGTTGTAGTGAGAGTCCGAACTCGGGCCATCGTGACCAGACTGCGGAACCAAAAGGACGTAAATCCCTTGATGACATTGTAGACCCTAGTGGAGCGTGATGTTCAAACCACATTGCGCAATTAAACCATTCACGAAGCGAGTCAAAATATTTTGCTACCTCAATTGCGATTGATTCGCTGGTTCGTCCACCCGGATCAACAAACGACTTGTAAACAGGACCAAGAAGTAGCAGGTCAGGACGTGTTTCTTCAATGGCTTCTTCCAGAAAAAGTCGATCCTGTGAACGTAAAAGATCAAGACCGTCAGGTTTGATCAAAAGGTGTGCCTGCGGATCCTGACAGAAACCGTAATGAACAGCTTTCTTCTGAATGTCCACTGAAGTGCGACGGATGATCCGTTGCGGGTTCTCCAAGTCCACCATCAACGTTCGGATCGGAGTCATCTGCTCCAACGTGAACGGGTGTATCCCTGAGGCGGACAGAAGCGCTACCTGTCGGCCAAGCATGGTCTTGCCGACACCCTCCGCTGCGACAACCATGACACGCTCACCCCGTTCCAGCAGGTTCGGGATCACCCAGTCGTACGAGTCGTCCTGTTCCTCCTCGATGAAGTCAGACCATTTGACAAGACGACCCGTCGGCCGAGCCTGCGTCTCCGGAGCCAAATCCGAAAGCACCATGTTGGCTCGAGTGATCTTTGACGAGACAGGAAGATCATCACGTTCAAAAATCTTTTCAATCTTGATGAGTGCCGGAGTGAACGGATCAATCAGATCTTCAACATGCTCAGCGCCGTCAAAGTCTTTGAGATCTTTCAGGGTGCCACCGGCTTCAATCAAGTCGGTGACATCCTTAACCTTGTCAGGAATCATCATCCGAACATCACAGCCAGCCGCCGTTAGTTCTTCTCCGACGGTTGTGGCGTGAGCCTTGCCGGGTTCGTCGTTATCAGAAACGACGACAACGGTTCCGCCTCTTAGAGCGTCAGTGTGTTCGGGTCGCCATTTGCCAGCACCCCCCGGCATCGTTGTAGCGACACGACCCATCCGGCGAAGCGTCTCAACATCTTTTTCACCCTCAACGACAACGACAGTTTTCCCGTTACGAACCGCTTCCAGCACCTCGGGGAGCTGGTACAAGACTTGCGTTATGCCGTCAAGGTTGTACTCCCAGCCGTCACCAACTGGGCGACGTTGCCGAAACGTTTTCTTCCCGTTTTCGTCAACGAAACGCAGTTTCTGGAACAGCAGGTTGCCTGCCTCGTCCGTGTAGTCGTAGGTGGCAACGAGATCCAACTTCTGTTTTTTCTTTGGCGCTGAGACTGGGGCCGGAGTTGATGGAGGATCGTTCCGTTCAATCGGAGTCCAGTTGTCGTCCACGGGGTACAGATCGCCGATGGTGATGCCGATTGAGTCACATATCTGGTCAACCGAGCAGGGTGTTCCTCGGTGGCAGGTGACGAGTACTCGACCGTCGCGGCCTTGCCCGATAGACAGTGACGGGTTGTCGTCGTCTAGGCGGCACGGGCATCGAGCAGACCAGTTGGCGCCATTCTTTTTGACGCCTTGTAGCCGTGAAAGAAAATTGTCTACTTCTGGGGAAGCAAAGTCGGTCACTTCTCCGCCTTCAGTTTCTTCTCCTTGCGCTTGAGGTATTCCTCAATTTGTTTGTCCGTGTAGCCACGATCTTTCATGAACTGGACACGGGTGATCGCAAGATCAATTGATTTCATTTTGCTCATGGCGCTATCTGACCGTTGTTCAGGAACGCGTTGTATGTCTCAGGCATGTGTTCGTCTAGGAATCGTGCAAGCGTTTCGCCGTAACGGCGGATCTCTAGCTGAGCGGTCTCATCTGCCCTGAGGGAAATGAAGTGCATCAGTGAGCGGGCGTTACATGTGGCATAGAACTCGGTGTACATGCCGACAGGTAGCACGGATCGTGCGAGTTCTTTCGCAACACCGATTTCTAGTAGATAGTTGTAGGTGCGGTAGGCATGGCCGGAAGCCTCACAGATTGTCTGTTGCACCAGCTCGGCCGTCTCGGAATCCATCGGATCAAACGTGTAAGAACCGGGTTTCCCAACCTGAGTACGCACATCTCTCACGTCAGGGACGTAGTACTCGGGTTCCATCCTTGAGTATCGAGCCGAGTACTCGTTGTATGACCAGCCAGAACGGTGACGGAACCATTCTCGGGCTACGAAGATTGGGGCACGCACGTGGAACCGGAACGAGTTGTGTTCAAACGGTGTGCCGTGTCGTTCACGCATCAAAAAATTGATGAGTTGGGCATCGCCGTCCTGCAACGTGTCGTGCTTCTTCCCGAATGACACACGCGCTGCGTTGACGACAGAAAGGTCGTCAGCCATCACCTTGTCCAGTCGGACGAATCCGTCACACAACACCGGATAAAAGTCGCTCATAAATTCACCCTAGTAAAGACGCGTTCCTGCGTCGGAGCACCCATTTTTGACCGGTAGGCGCGGCGATCCTTCTCGGACATGCCGCCCCAAAAGCCCATCCGCTCGTAGGTGAGAGCGTATTCGCGGCACTGCTCCAGCACCGGACATTCGGCGCAAATCGCACGGCACTGCTTCATTTTTTGAATCAGCGCTGGCTCGTTTTTCTCTGGAAAAAAGATGCTGGTGTCTACACCACGGCAAGCGCCTTGCGTCATCCATGAGAGGTCAACAGCGGTCGGTTTAATCCGGTTGTCTCGAGTGAGGTTTGGCACCTCGTCCCCCTTGTCCCTGATGTTGTTCGGCGATCAGGGAGAGTACCGCTACTGGTGTGGGGGTGTCAAGAAGTTTCTTGTTCCCGCATGATCTTCGGATCACGAACCTCGTAGAGGCCCTTCTTGATCTTGAAGAACAGGTCGGGTCGATCCTTGATGAACTTGAGTGCCGAGGCGTACGAGATCTCGCCGATCTCGGCGATCTTGTTGGCATCGGTTTGGAGGAGGTGGTTGGCCTTGCACCAGTCCACGATGTTCTGGTATTTGTCAACCATTTTGGGCTTCGGTTCGGGCAGGGTTGGTGCCTCGCCGAGTAGCCACTTGATGACCTCGGGCTGGACGTTGTACGACTTGGCGACGGTCATGGGATCGTCGGCGCTGTTGATGTAGAGCGCCCATCTTGCTCGGTGCACCTCAGCCCAGAAAAATCGTTCGTCCGGCTTCTTTTGGAAGTTGGTTTTGTACTCGTCGTCGATCTGACTTTTAGCCTCAATCTCGGAGGTGAAAATAATGTGGTTCATGTTTCCCCTTTCGGTTAGTTGATGTTGCTAGATGATATTAATGCTTCTTCAAGCAGATGTCAAGTCACTGGTTTGAGAGGTACTTGTACAACGTGTTTCTGCTGACATGAAGTTTCCGTGATGCGATCACCACGGCGTTCCGCAACTCAAAGTATCCGTAGTCGTCCAACGTGGCGACGATCTCGCCGATGTCGTCGTACGTGATCGGACCGCCAGCGTTCTCGTACGACATGACGAGAAGGTCCATGATTTCTTCCGCGGCGTTGTGCAGATTCCCGCGTGACATCAGTTTTCGGAACCTGGCTGTGAGTAGATCTCGGGTCGGCCGCATGTCGTTCAGGCAAACATCGGTGGAAAGAAGTCCCTGCCGATCCGACGCTTGGCTTCCATCACGATGAAGTGGGCGGAAAGGATTGCCGTGTGGCCCATCTCGTTATTGAAAATGATGTCAGCCAACTCGATTAGGACATCTTTGAAGTCGTCGTCGGGCATCATCTGGAGGAACTGAACCATCGGATCCTCATTGGCATTGTGCTCCACCCCGATGCATTCAGGACAGAACACGCAGTGAAGCCACGTCACTCGATCATGCCGGTACATCTGGCAGAGAACCTCAAAAGGTGAACCCTCGTAGTAGACGACGCGCGGATCTGGTCCGGTTCGGTCAATAAAGCAGAAGTCGTCTTGCCAAGTACCGAGCGCTTGATCGGCTTCTGTGGCATAGGACCAGTTCGGGAAACCGGCGATCAGAGGGCACTGTGGCCGATGGATTACGTCAATCGCCGTCTCGTCCTCCATGTTGATCAATTCAGCAATTGAAAGGATCGGAGTGACGACGTAGTAGTCCTCTTGGTCGTATGGTGGTGCGTCAGCCACCGGTCAGAAGTTCAGTCTGTTGAACTCATCCTCCAGCCAGTAGCGGTACTCCGGGCAGAGGAACACTGATGCGGCGGCGATTGCAACCCCGAGATCTTCCGAGTAGATGCTCGTCCCAGTGTTGATCATCGCACCAACGACCGTGTTGGCCACCTCCTCAAGGCCCATCCCTTGGTCAAACATGTCGCAGACGATCAGGCCAATATCGAGAAGCGGACCGTCGTCAAGCGCCCACCAGAGATCTGGGGCCTGCAAGGCCATCCAGTCAAGGTAGCCCTGAGGGTCGTAGATGTTGTTCGGGTTCGCCGGTTCGTCGCTCAAAACGGTCGGCCGTGTTTGCGGCTCCGTCGTGGTTGTAGGCGGAACCGTGGTTGTCGTCTCAACCGGCGCTTCTGTTGTCGTCGGCGGATTGGTCGGGGGAACGGTGGACTCAACGTAAACGATTCTTTCGCCGCATGCGCTGAGTCCAAGTGACGCAATGATTGCTGTGACAATAATTCGGTTCATGACTGCTCCTTCACGAAGTCTTCTGGCTGGAGGGTTTGGTAGTCCTCGTATTCTTTTATCGCTTTCAGATCAACTCGTGCTACCACGTGGGGTGCTGCTTGTTCAAGGAGACTCAGTAGCAACTTGGCTTCGTGGTGAAGGTTCCGGGCAAGTTGATAGTTGTCGTCGTAAAGCTGGTAGCCGGCGACGGACATGGCGATCAGACGCAGGATGTTGCTTGATGCGATCCGAAGGATTTCTCGTTCTAACGCCGTCGGATCGTCACTGAAAGAAATGTCGGTTACGTCTTCGGCCAGTTTGATCAGAAACTCAATGTTGTCGTCGTCCAACGGTTTCAGCATGTCTATGGCTAGTTCGTCGGGAAGGTCCACGTTATTACTCCTTTGCTTGTCGTCGGCGGTGGCCGACCGAGCATTGTCAGCATACGGGCCAGACTCGGCGCAACACATTTTTTCGTTCCGCAGAAACGGTTTTAGGAAATGTTTCAATTGGGGGTTGCGGCTCGGAATCAATGTCGATAGTCTTGTTGACACCCGATAACGGGATACACAGTAACTACACACGAAAGTGAGGAAACATGGCAAGTCATACTCCGTATGAACAGCTCATCAATCAGCCCGGAGCGATCCGTCGTGGTCGTCCCAGCACCCTGACCGCCGAGCAGAAGGCTCAGCGCAAGGAGGAGCAGAAGCGGAAGACCCGCATCCGTAACGAGGCTCGCCGTCGTGCGCACCTCGTCCTCCAGCATCGGTACAATGCTGAGTACCAGACGCTGCTGGATCAGGAACTCAAGGCTCTCGAGTCCGACAAGGATTACGCCGCCAAGTCCTGACTTCAACAAAAAGTCCAGACGGAGAAGCGCCCTTCGGGGCGCTTTTTCGTTTTTCTGCCCCCGTTGCCAGACGACCTGTTGTACCATCAAACGATGGTGTCTGACAGCGGGGGTCTCTCATCTGGAGCGGTTTCCGGAGTGAATCGTCTGCCTGCGGATCGCCAACCCTGCCCTGTTTGCGGGCATCCGACGGGGGACTGTCCGGGCGAGCTTCCTGCACCGGACAGAATCTTGGGGCTGGGGGACATACCTTCCATGGTGGAAGGGCAAACGATTCTGGTATCAGAAGACGTTTGGGAGGAGCAAGAGGTTACGGCCGGCATAAAACGGCGAGTGATCGTTGCTCGGGCTGGGTCGAGGATTCCCCTCACTAAAGCTAGAGAACTGGGAATCTTCCCGGCCTAAAACTGTTTCATCAACAACACTTCAGGGAAAGAGAAAACAATGGCTTTCATCAGCGACGACTTCGTGGCCCAGTACACCCCGCAACAGGCTCCTTGGGGATTCAATGGACTTGGCGAAATTGTTTACCTCCGCACGTACAGTCGCCCGATTGAGTTTCTCGGTCGTAACGAGATGTGGCCAGAAACGATCCAGCGGGTCATCAACGGTGCCATTGACATCGGCGTCCCTTACACCCAGAAGGAAGCCGAAACCCTGTTTGACCACATGTTCAACCTGCGTTGCTCGTTCTCCGGTCGCGCCCTCTGGCAGCTCGGCACACCGCTCGTCCAAAAG